AATGAAGCGTTAGCAGATAAAAATTTTGTTGACCCTTCAACCTTACCGAAGTCGGTTGAGAAGTCGGTATTTGATAAGACGGCTTCCGAATTGGCGAAGGTGAAAAAAGAATTGAAAGCATTGAAAGAACAGACTATGACCGATGAAGAAAAAATTCAAGAGGAACTTAAAAAGGCACAAGAAGCACAAACCACTTATGCAAGAGAGTTATCTAAGTTACGAGCAAAAGAGATTTTTGTTGAAGCCGGTTTAAGTGAAAAAGAATATTCTTCCATTTTGGATACAGTGGTATCGGATGATGAGGAAGTTACTAAAACGAGAGCAAAAACAATGATAGAATTAATTGCTAATCAAAAGAAATTGGCAGAAGAAAAACTTAAAAAAGAATTATTAAAAGATACTCCAACCCCTAGAGATGGCGATGGAAGTTCGACCATAACCAAGGAAGATTTTAAAAAGATGGGTTGGAGGGAGCGAGTAGAACTCAAACAACAAAATCCAGAGTTGTTCAAACAGTTATCAAAAGAAGATTGACAAGGAGGAATAAATTATGGCATTAGATTCAAATGCGACAAAATTAACAAGTTTAATTGACCCAGAAGTATTAGCACCAATGATAGAGCAAAAAATGGTGGACTTGATGAAATTCGCACCTTTGGCGCGACTTGATTATACTTTGCAGGGTAGACCTGGAAGCACCATTACTTTACCTAGTTATGCTTATATTGGAGATGCGGAAGATGTCCTAGAAGGTAGCGACATTCCAATCGCTGAACTGACACAATCCCGCGTAAATGTAAGTGTCAAAAAAGCAGGTAAAGGAGTTCAAATTACCGATGAAGCGGTGCTTAGTGGATATGGTGATCCAATCGGTGAAGCAATAGATCAATTAGGACTATCTGTCGCAAGTAAGACAGATAATGATGTAGTCGCAATTTTAAACGCTATCACAGCACCTATGATACACGCTGCGTCCGGAAAACTTACATCTGACGAAGTAGCAAATGCCTTAGTAAAGTTTGGCGAGGATTTGGATGGTGACAAGGTGTTACTCATCGCTCCCGAACAGTTGGCACAGTTAAGAACTACCGAAGATTGGATTCCCGCTACTGATATGGGTGTTAAGGCTCTTATGAGCGGGGTGGTCGGTATGATTTGGGGTTGTCAGGTTGTTGTTTCCAACAAGATTAAGACCACTCCGACTTATACCATTACTGGGGATAATGAGATTGAGCAGGGTAAAACCTATTACACAGTGGAAAACAACGTTTATACAGTAGTAGATAACCCCGACGTTGATTATATTGCTACATACTACGAAGTCACTCAGTTAAGCTACGCTAACTTTATAGTAAAACCCGGAGCCTTAGCTATCTACATGAAGAGGGATACCTTACTTGAAACAGATAGGGACATCATTAACAAGTCTACCGTGATGACTGTAGATAAGCATTATGTAGCGTATCTCTATGATGCATCTAAGGCAATTAAGATTACTACTAAAGAGATATAAGTGAGGGTTGACGTATGGGAATGATGCTTAGACGACACAAAATAAAAACACNCCCAAACTATGGAACTCGAAAAACACCGGCTACGCAGAGTTCCCCGCCCCCTATTACTAAAAAGGTTTCGGAGGTAGACTACCGTGATCTCAGCTATCAGGACTTAAAGAGATATGCAAAAGAAAAAGGCGTGGATATTCACATCTATCGTAGTAAGAACGATATTTTTGAACAGTTAGAATCACTCGGATGAAAGGGGATGCGTGAGTGGCTGATACAAACCTGAAACTCGAACAGTTGAAAAGTTTGCTTGGTATAAGCGGAACGGATGAGGATGTGTTGCTACTCACGCTCCTTTCCATTTCCGCACAAAAGATACTCGACAGAGCATATCCCTATAACCCAACGGTTACAGAGGTTCCAGCTCGTTATGAAACTAAACAGGTCGAAATAGCGGTCTACCTCTATAACAAAAGGGGTGCGGAAGGACAAGTCTCGCATAGCGAAAACGGAATAAGTCGTACATATGAGAGCGCCGATGTCCCCGAAAGTCTTATGCGAGGGATAACCCCTTATGTGGGGGTGATTTAAGGTGAGAACCTTAGAGCGTAACAAACAAACGATAAAATATAAACTCTATGTTGGTAAGGAAGAACTCTTAGACGAGTACGGAAATCGTACCGGTGAATTTGAGATACTTTATTCAGACCCAGCTACTTTAAGGGCTAACGTGTCGGCAGCAAGAGGCGAAAGTTTAACTAGGCAATTCGGTGATATGGAGTCATATGACAAAGTGATTATAACAGATGAGATGGATTGTCCTATTAACGAAACCTCGATACTTTGGATTGATGATTTAGACACCGAGAAACCTTATGATTATGTTGTGAAAAAGGTAGCGAGAAGCTTAAACAGCGTATCCTATGCCGTTAGCAAGGTGAACGTAAGTGCCTAAATTTAAAATTAATTTAAACCCAAGGGAAATAGACAGGTTGATAAAAGATATAAAGCAGTACAAAAGAGAATTAACGGAAAAGGTTAATTTACTCATTGGAGAGCTTACCGATTATGGGGTTGAAGTTGCAAAAGCTCAAGTACGAGAACTTGGAGCCTGGTATACCGGGGAGCTTGAATCGAGTATCACAGGATATTTCAGCCCATCGGTGGGTGTAGGGATAATTAAAGCGGGGGCGCCTTATGCAGTTTATGTTGAATTCGGTACAGGAGTTGTTGGTAAAAGTCAACCTCATCCTTCTCCTGACGATTGGAGATATGACATAAACGAACATGGTGAAAGTGGCTGGTGGTACTTCAACGATTACACAGGGCACCCACAATGGACGAAAGGTATGCCAAGTAGACCATTTATGTATAACACAGCAAGAGAACTCGAAAACGCTTGCGAGAGGATAGCGAGGGAGGTGTTCGGACGATGATCGATATAGAAAACGAAGTTTATAATACGATAGCAGAAGCATTAAGAGAAAAATTCGATCCTATATCTGTCTGCGGCGAATATGTGAAATCTCCTGCAACATTTCCAGCAGTAATGATTGAAGAAAAAAGCAACAGCGCTCTCGTGAGAACTCAAGATAGTGGAAGTTTAGAAAATCACGCTTCCCTAATGTATGAGGTAAATGTGTATTCCAACAAACAGGTCGGAAAAAAGAGTGAATGTAAGACCATATTTTCACTAATCGATGCCGAGTTTCAAAAGTTGGGGTTCACAAGAACAATAAAAGAACCAGTTTCAAATTTAGAAGATGCTACTATCTATCGCATGGTAGGTAGATATACGGCGGTTGTATCAACTAATCGAAAAATTTATAGGAGGTAATCATTTATGAGCGGAAGAAACGCTATAAGTACATATGGAGTAACCCTAAAATGGGGATCAAGCTCCGGATCACTTAGTAAAAAAATCGACATTAAAGATTTCCCCGATCTAGGTGGAGCGCCGGAAATGTTAGAGACCACTACTTTATCCGATGCTGCTCAGACCTTTATTCTCGGTATTCAGAGTTTAAGCGCTATGGAGTTTACTGCTAATTATACTAAAGAAGATTTTGAAGCTGTCGAAGCTGATGCTAACACTGAAATGTTCTACTCTCTTGAATTTGGTGACAAGGGAGATGAGGGTGTTTTCGAGTGGCAGGGTCAACATTCCGTATATGTAGTGGGGGCAGGAGTTAATGCCCCTGTGGAGATGAAGATTAGTATAGCCCCTTCAACAAAACCTGAATTATCAACCACATAAGGGGGGATATAATATGGCAATTAGTACCCATGGTGTAACCTTAAAATGGGGTCTAACAATGGCAGCAGCCGTCAAAGAAATAAATATAAAAGATTTTCCCGATCTCGGNGGAGCGCCGGAAATGTTAGAGACNACTACTTTTAACGATGACTCACAGACTTATATAAAAGGCATACAATCATTGGGAGCATTGGAGTTTACAGTGAATTATACTAAGANTGATTACAACAAAGTGGCAGAGGATAACAATATTGAGTTGTTTTATATCTTGGAATTTGGTGCNAACGG